ACTAATAATATAATCAATATGTTCTACTGTAATTTCTTTTACTATTACACTGACATTTTCAACATTAATTTTTTGGCGTTTTCTATCTATGCCAGTACCTGTAAAATTATGATTCATTGCTAGATTTTTACAGCAGTTTACACTTCCTCGTCCCCAACCAATTTCTAAAAAGTTTTTTTGGTCTAAAGAAACGTAATCTAATAAAAACTCTATAATTCCATCTTCGCCGTTTTGACTATATACTGATTTTTCATAAGGTAGCATTATCTTCTTCGCCCAGTATGAAAAATGTCATCTTCAGTAACAATACGAAATGTTATGCCTTTTTGTTTACACCATGCTCGTGCAGCTTCCCATTTTGCTTGATTAACTACCCAGTGTGCTTGATTGTGTTTGCTATTTCCTAAACGTTCTCTGTGTGCTTGATTTGCGGGCTTAACTTCGATTAGTTCTACACGCTGTTTAGTGCTTTTATCAGCATATGCAATAAAAAAGTCTGGCACGTAAATAGTTTGTTTACCAGTTAAGGGATTACGATAAGGAATACGTACTGCTTCGCTTGCCCATTGTGATATTGCAGGATGTTCGTCACAGAATTTCATAAAAGTAAATTCCCATCCTGAACGATAGGTAGGAGTTTTAGTTCCTATATATTTTTCTGGATTTTTTAGATTAAATTTACCTTGTGCAAATCGACCCATATCATATTACAACGTTTCTTTGATCAAATAATTCAGACTGTGTTGCTTCGTCTCTAAAACCAAGTACACTAGTCTTTTCTCTGTTGAAGTTAAGAATTTGGGCAACAATTAAACTTAGTTGCACATCTGTTACACCTTTAAGTGTATCAATTAATTCTTGCACATTTAAGTTGTCAATTTTTGCTTGCTGTAATAGTACACTAGCAGTATTAATTGCGCTAACTTTTCCAAAACCTCTTTTAAGGAAATATCCAATGACAGCATCCACTTCGCTAGGATTATAACTAATTTCTAAATTATAAAAATTATTAAAAAATTCTGTAGTAATGTCTTTATTTTCCATAAATTAATATCCTAAATCCGTAAGTGCATTTGATGCAACTTGTGTTAGTTTTTGATCACCTGATGCAATTTTACTTGCTATTTGCGAATCATATGCTGCCTTTTGCGAGGCTGATGCACTATTATAATCATTAACACTTACATTTGGGATTGCTCCGCTATTAATTAATGCAGGATTAATTTGATTCTTAATAGCAGGCGATAATAGTAACGTACCAATCTGTTGACTAGATAACGGTCTCGAATTGTTTGACGAAGATGTAACCGGTTGTTGTTGATTTTGCGGATCGGGCACTGGCAGTTTGTTTTGTGATAACACATTGCTTACTACTCCGCCAATGATACCTGTTGCAACTTGTTTTAAGATATTTTTACTCGGACTGTTGCTATTACCAAATGCCTTATTTAAAAGTGCCGATGTGCCTAAGCCAACTAATGCAGGTAATAATCCCTTTTCGCTATTTCCGGGAATCATTGCACTGTCTATGTAACCTAGTGGACTTGGTGTTACATCATAGCCTACACTTTGGTCTGCAAAGCCTGCAGGTGTATCGCCAGCAACTGTTCCACTAGTATACTGCACTGCTTCATATGCAACTGTAATAGTATTTTCGTTAAAATCGCCTGCAGAGCTATCAACACCACCGTGATTCCATGCAGTTAGCAGAGGATTAACCAGTGTATATGCTACCCAGTTTCTGCGTGATAATTGATAAATTGTAATGTATTTAAAAAATGGATTTCTTTTTCCATTGTCTAAACCATATGAAGGAACTCTTGCAAAGTATTTGTCTCTAGCACCATAAGCACCATCTACACCATTTGTAGTTTTATTAGCATCAACAAAATAATATCTGTAATATTCTTCTAGTAATGCTCTAGTTACACCAGTATTATCATCATGAAATGAAATATTACAGTCTTGATAGTCTACTCTAGTTTGCACATTCTTTTTACGATTGTATTGTTGTTTGTTTTCTACACTTGCTCTAAAACTGGGCAAGTCTGCACTTTTAACTAGTACACCTAATTCTTTTTGAAATCTAAAAACATTTGAGGTTGCACTATTACCAATTTCTTCGTTAGGCTCAAACCTAACATGGTACATGTACTTTGTTTTAGGAGAAAACGCAAAATTGTTTTGAGTATAGATCTGATTTGCGTGACGTGCATCACGCAAGTGTGTTTCGGATTCTAAATTGAAGAGGAATGCATCTTTTAAACTCATACTAATATTTATCCTCGTGTGTTAACCGTGTATATAAAGAAAAGCGAAGATTGAACTAACAATCTCCGCTCTCTATATAAAACACCAACCCTAACTAAGCGTATTAGCCAGTAACAGTTGTTCCGCCTGTTGACGCTGCAACTGCTCTTGCGGTTGCTTCGCCGATGCCCTCGAATGATTCGTCTGCACCAAACTGGATAGCATTATCATAACGAATAGTAAGTGTAGTTGTTACTGCTTCGTTAGTTGCATATGCTAGTGAGTTGTAGTTAGCTGATTCAATGTAGCAACCAACTAATCTAAAGCGATCAATTACTGCTGCACCGTTTGCTCCGTTACCACCATCAAGTATTTCGATGCTGGTTTGGAATTTGTATGAACCACTTGACACTGCACTCGACTGCTCGAAGAAATCGAACTGACGCTGTAGCTGCTGTCCAACAACTTTTTGTACGTTATTGTTTGCATCTTCGCGTAGTGTTAGCGTAATTGGTTCCCATGTGTGCTTACCTGCAAGATATGTTCTTGAGTTGTAAGCTTCAATTGTCATTTGTTCAAAACTAATGTTTGGACGAGTAACGTCTACTACTTGTCTTGAAATTTCTCTTGTACCATCTGGTCCACCAGTAGTACCAAAATTATCTAGTAATACTCTAAAGCGATACTGTAGTTTAGGCATCAATAATGATGAGTTACTTCCAGCGCCTTCAGTAGGTACACTAATATTTTGTAAAGTTGTGATTGGCATTATGTTCTCCTATACAGTATTTATGCCTCAATGAACGGAGTATTACCTCCGTTCATTATGTGCGCATATTAACCTAGTGCTGCAATTTCGCCTGTGTTTTTAATACGCAATGGAATGTAAATAAATTCAATTGCTTTTACTGGCTCAATAGCAATGTCTAAGTATAGCTCATTTCTATCAATTCTTGCAGGTGTGTTGTTTGATTCATCACATACTACTAAGAAGTCATAAAGTGCTCTTAGTGCTACTAGTTCTAGTAACAATGCATCTGCTGCTGCTTTAACTTGATCACGTGTGATCTTGTCATTTGGCTCAAACAAGTATGGTTTTGCCAACAGCTCTAGCTGTCCACGTAAGTAAACAGTTAGACGTGCTACATTTACACGATCCAACGCACTTGCATTTCTTGCACGAGTCTTTTGTCCAAATACAACAAGTCCTGCACCACTAATGAATGTGATCGGGTTAATTGCGTTTGAATAAAGTGTATCACGCTGTCCAGTGTTTAGTGCAACTGAAACAAATTCGCCTTCGCTATTAATATAGCCTGAACTTGTAGCATTGCTTACACCACCACGTCTTGTACCTGCTGGAGCAAACCAGGGGAACGCAACTTGGTCGTTTAGTATGATAGTGCGTAGTGCCATGTGTGATGCTGGAACAACAATGTTGTTGCCTGCGTTGTCACTTGTAAAACCTGCACCATAATACATAGCCATGTACTCATCGAAGCTAACTGCACCGTTGTCATTATCTTCTAGTGCTAGTTTAACGTTAGTTGCCCACTCATTTAAGCTAGTAGCATCTGGTGTTAAACGCAATGGTGTATCACCGATAACAAATGCTGTTAAGCGTCTGTCATAGTTTAGTGTGATCATTTCACCGATTAGCTCTGGATAACCTGGAGTAGCAATTAAGTTAAACTGACGACTTTCTTCGTCACGGATGTCTTGGTTGCTGTTAACAGTTGCTTGTAGTGCTTGTACAACACTCTTGCGTTGTGCGTGACGTCCAAAGCTACCTGAACCATCTGCCTGGTTACCTGAATCAGTAACCCAACGATGTGGGTAGTAAGCTGCCATCGAAGCACCTGCGTCAACGCCGCCTTGACGAACGTTCTTAGCAGTTAGATCAACATAGTTACGCTCAAAACGCTTAACATTAAATCCGCTTCTGCGTAGGTTCCATAGTAGCATACCTTTTGGATATAGTGCTGGATCTGGAGCATCTGTGTCTACATAATCACTTACTAGCAATTCTGCAATAGTTGCACTTGGTGCATCATCAGTTGTTCCGCCTGTATCGCCGTCACGTGCGTCTGCAAATAGTACACCGTTTTCAGTGGTTTGATCTGCTTTATCCATTAAGATCCAGCCACTTTGGCCTGTTGCTGCAATTGTTGGATTATACTTGTAAATTGCTGGATAATTTTCAACATCTGCTGTGCTTACCCAAATATCGCCTTCTACTAGATTATCGCCGTTATCTTGCTTAATAGGTGCCGTTGCTGAAACCATCGGACCTTCTACGTTAGTTCCGCTATATGGACTTGAATCAGCTGATAAGCCAGTTCCGCCAACATAATTTAATCCAACCCATGTGTCGCCATTATGTACCATAATATCAACTTCGTCAACAACACTGCTATACCATAATTGACCATGTGCAGGCAAACTTAATGGAGCCGATCCAGATGCTGTATACATCAATGGCATCCAATTTGAAGCAACTAATCCTGACGCATTTGGACCAGCATACAAGTTTGCTGTATTTGCTGCACTAAATCCGTATAGTGCTAATCCACCGTCGGTGTCAACAATTTTAATGTCGCCGCCTAGTTTGTGCTGAATTACAACTCTATTTTGTGCATCAACTAGTGCTACAACGTTTGTTAAGCCTTTAGCATTAATTGCTGCTGCTAATAAATCTGCGTCAGTAGTTGCACCTGTAGTTGTAACACTTACTGTTACAGGTTCAGTCATTGCTGCTGTATTTGCTCT